GTAACAAAAAGAAAACAGACCGTGTTATGTGGGCGTTACAAGGACGGTTTGAAAATGGGTACGTAACGCTAAACAAGGGTGAATGGAATTCTAGGTTTCTTGACCAGTTATTCCAATTCCCTGATCCTTTAACACACGACGACTTGGTTGATGCACTAGCGTACATTGACCAGTTAGCTAATGTGGCTTACGACTACGAATACGAAATCGAAGACCACGAAATCCTAGACGTAGTAGCAGGGTATTAATATGGCTGAATTTTACGAACAAGACCCACTTATGGTTGAACAGACAATTGAAGAATGGGTCATAACCAAATGCGAAGACTGGCGTGACTATTACGAGTCAAACTATGAAGGAAGATTTGAAGAGTACTATAGATTATGGCGTGGCCAATGGGATCCTGCAGACAGTGAGCGTAGGTCTGAGCGTTCCCGTATTATTTCTCCTGCACTTCAGCAGGCTGTTGAGTCCAATGTAGCAGAGCTAGAAGAAGCCACGTTTGGACGTGGTAAGTGGTTTGACGTTAGTGACAACATGGGCGACACAGATCGTCAAGACGTACAGTTCCTGCGTAACAAACTAACTGAAGACTTTGAAAACTGCATGGTGCGTAAAGCCGTAGCAGAGTGCTTGATTAACTCAGCAGTGTTTGGTACAGGCATTGGTGAGATTGTAATTGAAGAAATGAAGGAAATGGCTCCTGCTACTCAACCTATTATGGGTGGTGATCTTCAAGCAGTCGGTGTTAACATCACTGACCGTGTGGTTGTAAAGCTTAAACCTGTACTGCCTCAGAACTTCCTAATTGACCCTGTAGCTACGTCTGTTGACGACGCTATGGGTGTTGCTATTGACGAGTTTGTTAGTCGTCACCAAGTAGAACTACTGCAGGAACAAGGTGTTTACCGTGACGTGTACGTAGGTAACGCTGCTCCTGACACTGACTTGGAACCTGACCAAGACCTAACTATTTACAACGACGACAAAGTACGTCTTACTAAGTACTACGGTTTAGTGCCACGAGAGCTTCTAGATAACGCTACAAGCGACGATGACGAAGAAGCAGTACCTGAGGAAGGGTCTGAATCAAAGTACGTAGAAGCCGTTGTAGTAGTTGCTAACGGCGGTATCTTGTTGAAAGCAGAAGCTAACCCTTACATGATGATGGATCGTCCAGTAGTAGCGTTTCCTTGGGACGTAGTACCCGGTAGATTCTGGGGTCGTGGTGTATGTGAAAAAGGTTACAACTCTCAGAAAGCCCTTGACACGGAACTAAGAGCTAGAATCGACGCTCTAAGTCTCACTATTCACCCAATGATGGCTATTGACGCCACTAGACTACCCCGTGGTGCTAAACCAGAAGTACGTCCGGGCAAGATGATCCTAACCAACGGAGATCCTCGTGAAGTACTTCAACCGTTTAACTTTGGTCAAGTTAGTCAAATCACTTTTGCTCAGGCCGGAGCATTGCAGCAAATGGTACAGCAAGCAACAGGAGCCGTTGACTCAGCAGGAATTGCAGGTCAGGTTAACGGCGAGGCTACTGCCGCTGGCATTAGTATGTCTCTTGGCGCTATTATTAAGCGTCACAAGCGGACACTGATTAACTTCCAACAGTCATTCCTGATTCCGTTTGTCAAGAAAGCTGCTTATAGGTACATGCAGTTTGATCCAGAGAACTACCCTGTTGCTGACTACAAGTTTAACGCAAGCAGTACTTTGGGTATTATTGCGCGTGAGTACGAAGTAACTCAGCTTGTACAACTACTACAGACTATGCAAAAAGACTCTCCGTTGTACAACACGTTAATCCAAAGCATTATTGACAATATGAACTTGTCTAATCGTGAAGAGCTTCTTGCAGCTATGGCACAAGCTATGCAGCCTAACCCACAGCAACAACAGATGGCTCAGGCAGCACAACAGGCACAACTACAGTTCCAGCAGTCCCAAACAGCAGCACTGTCTGCTCAAGCTCAGGAGTCGCAAGCTAGGGCTACTAAGCTGGCTGCAGAGGCTCAGGCTGTACCTATGGAACTTGAGATTGATCGTATTAACGCTATTACTCGTAACCTACGTGAAGGTGACGCTGAAGATAAAGAGTTTGAACGTCGCATGAAAGTGGCTGATACTCTCCTCAAAGAAAAGCAAATACAAGGTAAAACTAATGCTAATAACACAGAAAGAAATGCAAATGTTGCTGGACCAAGTCAACAACCACTTCCAAGGAACGTTCCAGCGCCTACAGTCCCTAGAGGACCAAGTGGTCCAACTGGAAACCAAGGTGGAGGAATTATGTAATGCCAAAGTCCAAGGATCCAAAACTAGCACGAGCAGGAGTAAGCGGGTACAACAAACCAAAGCGGACGCCTAGTCACCCTACTAAAAAGTTTGTAGTAGTTGCCAAGGAAGGCGACAAAACAAAGACTATTCGTTTTGGCGATGCCAAGATGACTATTAAGAAAGACCAACCTGCACGACGGAAGTCGTTTAGAGCACGTCACAAGTGTGACACAAATCCACCCAGCAAACTCACGGCGAGGTACTGGTCTTGTAAAAAGTGGTAAAACTTAAGCCGTGAGGCTATTGCACGTCGAGACGACGTTAGGAGAACACAATGCGAAAACTATTAGTAGCGGTAATGCTGTTGTCGTTACAGGCATCAGCTAATACCAAGATTCTCGTTGAGAAAGCAGATCAGCAGTACGTAGTAGTACCGGACTGTGTAGTATCTGAAGACGTAACTCAAGTATCACTACGGTGGCTTAGAGTAGGCGCACCAATATACATTAACCACCAAGGACGACAAGTCCGGTGTACAATTGAAGACTACTACCAAGTAAGGAGTTAACTGTGAAAGTTAATGCACCCAAAGGTTATCACTGGATGAAAAGTGGTAAAAGCTACAAGCTTATGAAGGACCCTTCAGACGGCTACAAGCCACACAAGGGTGCGTCTAAAGCTGCTAACTTTGAAGTTCAAAAAGTCCACAAAAAATAAGGAGGCTATTATGCCAAATTGTACAGGTAAGCGTAAAAAGAAAAAAGGTAAAAGTAAGCCAAAAGGGTCTTACTAATGCCCGCTAAAAAAAAGAAAGCTAACGACGCTTGTGCAAAGAAGGTCAAAGCTAGATACAAAGTCTGGCCTTCTGCATACGCTTCTGGTGCTGTAGCTAAGTGTCGCAAAGTCGGCGCTAAGAACTGGGGTAACAAAAGTGGCCGTAAGAAAAAGTAAGAAAGGTGCTGCCCTTAAGAAATGGTTTAAGGAGGAATGGATAGACGTTAAGACAGGTAAACCCTGTGGTCGTAAATCCGCAAAAAAGGGTGAGTCTAAACGTCCCTATCCCTCCTGTAGACCTAAAGCGGTTGCAGCTAAGATGACTAAAGCTGAAAAAGCTTCTTCTGCACGTCGTAAAACAGGGCCAGCTAAAATTAAACACGCAGTCACAGCTTCGGGTAGACGCAGAAAGACTACAAGAAAAGCTTGACATTTACTTAAAAGTATGCTATAATAAAACTATAGTTAACAACATTAGAGGAAACTATGACTCCTGAGCTTGAAACCTACTTCGACAACTACAACGAACTCTTCAATCACGAAGGTTTCAAACAACTCTTACAAGAGTTATCTAATAATGCACAACAGTTGGCTGACATTCAGACAGTCAAGGACGTAGAAGATCTTTACTTCCGTAAAGGCCAAGTTGCTGCTTTTGCTACTGTAATTAACCTACAGGGTACTATAGAAGCAGCTAGAGAGCAAGCAGAAGTAGAAGTAGAAGGTCCAATTAGTGTTTAAAGTATTTGACTTCCGTTGTACAAACGGGCATGTCTTTGAAGAATTTGTAGAAGGTACCGTTACAACCAGTAGGTGCGGTTGTGGTGCCAACGCTACAAAAATGGTATCTGCCCCGTCTTTTCACCTTGATGGTGCTTCCGGAGACTTTCCGGGTCAGCATATGAAATGGGTTAGGGAACACGAAAAAGCAGGTAAACAATAACATCTCCATAATGATAACGATCACGGAGTTTAATTATGTCTAGAGCAACGATTATAGATCAAGCCCCTGAAGAAGGAAACGCAGATCAAATCGAGCAAAACGAAGTTAACGAGATTCAACACGACGTTGAGCAACCTCAAGCCGAAGAACCAAGTTTACCAGAGAAGTACCAAGGTAAGTCTTTAGAAGAAGTAGTACAGATGCACCAAGAAGCTGAAAAGTTACTTGGTCGTCAGTCTTCTGAAGTAGGCGAACTTCGTAAAGTTGTGGATGACTACATTAGTACTCAAACACAGCAAGCACCTCAACAACAATACGTTGAGCCTGAAGACGATATAGATTATTTTACGGATCCTCAAGCAGCCGTTAATCGTGCTATTGAGAATCACCCTAAAATTAGAGAAGCACAGCAGTACACTGAGCAGTACAAAAAGCAGTCGTCACTTGCAACGCTTCAAGCTAAACATCCAGACATGCAAACAATTCTTGGCGACCCCAAGTTTGCTGAATGGATTAAGGCATCTAAGATTAGGACTCAGTTGTTTGTAGCCGCTGACCAACAGTACGACGCTGACGCTGCTGACGAACTGTTTACACTCTGGAAAGAACGTAAAACAGTTGCACAGCAAACTGCTAATGTTGAAAAACAGGCACGTAAGCAGACACTTAAGGCAGCTAATACAGGCAATGCACGAGGCACTGGTGAGGGTTCACGTAAGAAAGTATATCGCAGGTCCGACATTATTAAACTAATGAAAACAGACCCTGAGCGTTATCAAGCTTTGTCAAACGAAATATTACAAGCTTATGCAGAGGGTCGTGTCAAATAATCTAAAGGAGATTAGACATGGCTGGTGAAACTTCCGGTGCATATTTTACAGCTAATGCTGTAGTAGACAAAACAGCAGCAGGTACTTTCATTCCAGAAATTTGGAGTGATGAGGTAATTGCAGCATATCAAAAGAACCTTAAGATGGCTCCTCTTGTCAAGCGCATTCAAATGGCTGGCAAAAAAGGCGATGTAATCCACATCCCTAAGCCTACTCGTGGTGCAGCTTCTGCTAAGGGTGAAGCCGCAGCAGTAACAATCCAAGCAAACCTTGAGTCAGAGTTGACTGTCACTGTTGACCGTCACTTCG